TTCAATTCCCAAGATTTCCGCGCTTTTGACGCGGACTATAGTGCATTTGATAGCACCATCTCAGCTGAGATGCAGTATTTCGCAAACAATTGTCTGCGTTACTTAGGTGCTAGTGAGAGTGTGATTAGGGCTGAAGATGATAAAGTACATGTCCATGGGTTTTCGGCACATGGTTGGAAATATCACGGGGTAGAGGGCACTGTCGTGTCCGGTACTCTTGGTACTAAGTTGAAAAACGATATCATCAACGCCGCCATTACGGTGGCCAGTCTGGCACACATGAATAAATGCACTATAGCCACATATTTAGAAGGTATGGTTAATCCAGCCAGCTTGTTCACACAGGCTAGGTTGGATGATTGGTTCGACTATTGTAACATGGACCTAATAGCTGCTCAGTTCCCCGAGGAACCTAGTTTGGAACTTATCGCGCGCTATTTAGATCAAGTCAAGCCTTATCGCACCATATCCTATACCCAGTTTTGCTTGTCACGTGGCGAGGCTCCCTACTCTGAATGGAAAATACCTCCTCTTCAGATAAGTGTAGCCGGTGATGATAATTTGTTAAAATTTCGCAGTGAGGATCGTGGTTGTTACTATGATCCTAGCTCACACGCAGATTTTGCAATGAGATTGGGTATGAAACTTACTATCAATCCCACAAATGAGATGGCTGAGATTTGTTCATCTCTCGCGTGGCCGGCTTCAGTCATGGTCGCCGGCCACGCTGTGGCCACCCGGATTATGTCCTGTAAACCAGGTAAAATATTGGCTAAACTTGGTTTGGTCACTAATCCGAACGGGGTCGCTTTGCGGGCACGTCTCAAATCAAAGGTGTTAGGCATTTATCATGATGCGTATTTTGTCCCCGTCGTTGGTGACATAGCATCACGTATGTTGCGTTTGTTGGATGACGTAGAAGCTGATGCTAGCTTGCATCCATTTAAATCGCACCTCGCTGGGGAGCATATGGTCATACCAAATGCTGACACTATGCGCTTCTTTTATGAGCGTTATCCCAGTTGGAACGAGCGTGTATATGAAGAGTTTCGGGTGAAATTGGCAGGTGTGACGACTATGCCTGCGAGATTCACTTTTGCACCTCTTGCCGATATCTTGGCCCGTGATAATGACGTCACCGCCGGAGATGTCGAAGAGGCATTGACCGATTAATCGGTCCAATGGCGCCCAGCGAAGTATTGACTGGTTAACTCAAGGCGCTATACCTGGACGGGGTTTTGGGCTGGTCCCGCGAATGTTTAAGATTATCATTGTCAAAAATAAATCTGTCGCAATATGGCTAAATCCAAATTGCTTAAAGCTTTAAAGCGTGATAAACGTGAAAAGGTCGTTGCTTCCAGTGCTGTTAAGCACCTTGTCAAATCAGATGTGAAGCGTATCGTTAAGAAGGAGCGTGTCGGCCCCTATATTAACCCAATGAGTCGTGCAACTGCAGCCGCGGTCGTGGATCCTTTCGATGCTTATGCTCGAGGTCTCGACCTTGCGTTGCCGTTTTCTACAGATTCTGCACCCATCCATGG